CATTTACTCACGACCACTAATGTTAAAGGGGATTCACATGAATCAGCTTTTATGGAAGGTCAACGAGCAGCAATATTATTTATAACTAATATGTTAAATAGGAAAATATAATGGAACTTTTAGAATTATTAAAAAAAGTACGAGAACTATGGATGGCATTAAAAGCTAAATGGAAAACCATAACTATAGTTATTGCATTAATCTTAATTTATTTAATCATAACATAAGGAGACAACTATGTCAGAAGATCAGGTAACGGAAGTCGAACAGCAAAGTCAACCGTCTGAAACTACTGCAACTATAGAACCAACTGCTACTACTGAAGCTAGTTGGAGAGATGCATTACCAGACGATTTAAAAACCAACGAGTCACTAGGAAAATTTAGTGATATTTCAACTCTAGCTAAAAGCTACATCAATGCTGAACAGATGATTGGCAAAGACAAGATGGTAGTGCCAGGGGCAAATACTACTGAAGATGAATGGAGTGACATCTACGATAAATTAGGTAGACCGTCAGCTCCAGAGGCTTATGAACTTAAAGCTGAACTAGGTGAAGGTGAAGAAGTTGATGCACAACTGATGAGTAGTTTTAAAGAAACCGCTCACAAGCATGGACTATCACCAGCTCAAGCTCAAGGATTGTTAGATTATTATAATAATATCTCAACGCAATCTATGACTGATATGAATAATAATTCTGTGTTAGTACAAGAACAAAGCCAACGAGAACTCCGTGAAGAATGGGGTGGCAGTTATGAAGCTAATCTTAGTCAAGCCTCAAATATTGGTAAACAATTTTTTGGTGAAGAAATATATGGCTTACAAATGGCTGATGGCTCACAACTTGGAGATAACCCCACGTTGATTAAAGGCTTGGCAAAAATGGCAAGTGTTGTTTCTGAAGATACGTTAGTCGGTGATAAACAATCGGCAGCTTCAGGTAATAACTTTCAACAACAAATTAATGATTTAACTGGACCAAATACTGCGTATTGGAACAAAATGGACCCCCAACACGATGCAACGGTGCAAAAAGTTTTGGCTTTGAGATCAATGATCTCAGGCTAACCAAGATTTAGAATAACTGGTTTACCAGCTCTAAAAGACAATAGGACAGACTATCACCTACCAGGTGTTAAATGTAAGACAACCCCCTCAGGGATAATTGGCTGTAAAAATAAATAACCTTAACTTAAACAGAAAACAGGAGACAAATATGTCAATTGAAATAACAACTAGTTTTGTAGAACAATATAGTTCTAACGTAACTATGTTAGCTCAACAAATGGGTAGCCGTTTGAGAGCTGCTGTGGATGTTGAAAACGTGGTAGGTAAAAACGCATTTTTCGATCAAGTTGGAGTAACTGCCGCAGTTGCTAGAACTTCTCGTCATGCCGATACCCCACAAATCGACACACCACACTCAAGAAGAAGATTAAGTTTAGCCGATTTTGAATGGGCTGATCTTATAGACGATCAAGATAAAGTAAGAGCTTTAATAGATCCAACGTCTAACTATGCAAAAGCTGCGGCTGCTGCAATGGGAAGATCCATGGATGATACTATTATTGCTGCTTTAGGTGGATCAGCACAAGCTGGTGTAGCTGGTGCAACTGCGGTTGCATTACCTGCTACATCTAAGTTTGCAACTGGATCACAATCAGATGGATTAACTATAGCTAAACTAATAGCGGCTAAAAAGTTTTTCGATTTGAATGACGTTGATCCGTCAATCCCCAGATACATCGTCTGTGGAGCAACACAAATCTCTGACCTACTTGGTACTACCGAAGTAACGTCTAGTGATTTTAACACAGTTAAAGCTCTAGCTATGGGTGATGTGGATTCTTATTTAGGATTCAAATTTATCTTATCTAATAGATTGGCTTTTGACGCAACACATACGGATGATAGAAAAATCTTTGCTTTCACGCAAGACGCTATCAAACTTGGCATTGGTAAAGACATCACTGCTAAGATTGATGTACGTCCTGACAAATCTTATGCTACACAAGTTTACACTTGCATGTCGATTGGTTCAGTGCGTATGGAAGAAAATAAAGTTTTTCAAATTCCGTGTGATGAATAGAAATAGGAGAATATAATTATGGGTACTAAAAACTCAACTTTAGTGGCTAACTTCGAGTCTGTTCCACAGACTATGAATGATGCTGCCCTTTTGCATGGCGTTATGCGTGTTGCACAAGGTACTATAGCTCTTGCTGCTGGTGATAGTGATGACAATGATATTGTTATGCTAGCACCAATACCAAGTAATGCTGTTGTATCTCAAATATTTGTAGGTTCAGATACGCTTGGCGGATCTTGTACTTTCAATATTGGGATTTACAAAGATGATGGAACAGTAGTAGACGAAGATTTATTTGCAAGTGCGGTGGCTGATGCTGCTGCATTGGCAGATCTTCGTTTCGAAGCTGCAAACATCAACACAGCTGGGCAGAAAATGCACACGCTTGCTGGTGATTCAGTAGATCCAGGTGGATATTATTATGTAGCTGCAACTATGCAAGCTGCTGGTGGTACTGCTGGTGATATGTCTTTCAACATTACTTATGTTGTTAACTAAGCACTAAAAAATATAGGGGCAGTCTTATGGCTGCCCTTATACAAACTAAGAGATATTTTATATGACCTCACAAGTAGATATTTGTAATGGAGCTTTAAATCAAATTGGAGCATCCACAATTGTAAGTCTGTCTGATGACAGCAAGAACGCTAGAATGTTAAATCAAAGATATGAGATGGTTCGAGATCGTGTATTTCGTGAGCATCCGTGGAATTGTTTATTAAAACGAGCAACCCTACCAGCAGACACTGCTACCCCTGAATATGAATATTCATATCAATACACGTTACCAGCAGATTGTATTCGAGTATTAAAAACTTTTCAAATGCAAGATGACGTAGATTTTAAAGTCGAAGGCAGAAAAATACTTACTGATGCTGAGACAGTAAAGATTTTATATGTGGCAAGAATTACTGACACCACACAGTACGATACAAGTTTAAATGAAACCCTAACAGCTGCACTGGCAGCAGATATTGCGTATGGCATAACTGGCTCTACTACTATTATTCAGATTATGGAACAACGCTACAAAGAGAAATTGAAAGATGCAAGATTTGCTGATGCTACCGAAGGTATGCCAGATACATTAGATGCTGATTCACCATTTATTGCATCGAGGTTTTAATGGTTAGAACTGCCTATCCTTATACTAGCTTTACTGGTGGAGAATTATCCGATCAACTAGATGGTCGAATTGATTTAGACAAATATAAAGTTGGCTGTAAAACTTTAGAAAATATGATTGTCTATCCGCATGGTGCGGCATCCAGACGACCAGGTACTAAATTTATTGCTGAAGCTAAACGTGGAATAGATGGTACAGCACACAGACTGATACCTTTTGAATTTTCTACTACTCAAACTTACATGATGGAGTTTGGGGATCAATATGTACGATTTCACAAAGATAATGGTATCATAACTAAAGCTGGTTTAAACATTTCAGGTATAACACAGGCTGCTCCAGGTGTAGTGACTTCAGCTACGCATGGTTTGACGGCTGGTGATTATGTTATTTTAAGTGGCATTGTGGGCATGACTGAATTAAATGGTCGACAATTCAAAGTTGGGACAGTTGGCTCTACTACAACTTTTAATTTAAAATTAACTGATGGTACAGATTTTGATACACGATCATTAACTGCATATAGTTCTGGTGGTGTAGTTTTTCCTATATACGAAATTGCTTCACCTTATGCGTATAATATACTATCTGAATTAAAATTTGCTCAATCGGCTGATGTTATGTACATCACGCATCCATCAGTTGCTATTCGTAAACTATCACGCACTGGACATACTGCATGGACTTTTGCAACTCCCACATTAACAACTGGTACTGATTTTATTGTATCAGCAGCTACCAAAGCTAATCCTGGAGTTATTTCTACAACTTTAAATAATGGTTTAGTCAAAGGGGATCAAATTAAATTTACTGGTATTGGTGGCATGACTGAATTAAACACTAATACGTTTACAGTTGGAGAATTGCAAAACAAAATTACGATCTCAGGTGTAACTAAAGCTGATCCTGGTGTAGTCACTACTTCAGCAGCTCATGGACTTATTGCTGGTGATAGCTTTGATATTACTGATGTTGTGGGTATGACCCAACTTAATGGTAATTCTTTTAAAGTTGGTACTGTGCCATCAACCACTACATTTAATTTGCAAAACGGCAATGGTATTAACATTGATACGTCTGCTTACACTACGTTTGTTTCAGGCACATTAACTGGTCCAGATCAACACTTTCAATTACAAAATAGTTCAGGTACAAATTTAAATACATCAAGTTTTGGTACATTTAGTGGTTCTACTGGTACGGTCACTAAACTTAACAATCCTTTATTAAATTCTAGCACTGACAACTATCCATCATGTGTAACTTTTTTTGAACAACGTCTTGTGTTTGCTAATACCAATAACAACCCCCAAACATTATGGTTTTCTCAATCTGGTGATTATGAAGACTTTACCGAAGGCACAGACTCAGATGATGCCATGAATTTTACTATTGCTAGTAATAAGGTAAATGCTATTCGATATTTAGCAGCCTCACGATCTTTGCTAGTTGGTACAGTTGGTGCAGAATTTTTAGTGACAGGTTCAGATTCCGTGAATGGTTTATCACCAACCAATATAAATATTCGTAAACAATCAGCTTATGGTGCAGCTAATAAAGATGCTATTTCAGTTGGTAATTTAGTTTTATTTGTGCATCGAGCTAAACGTAAAATACGAGAACTTACTTACAACTATGATAGTGACAACTACATAGCCCCTGACTTAACCGTCTTAGCCGATCATGTAACGGAAAGTTTAGTGCATGAGTTTGCATACCAACAAGAACCAGCATCTATCTTATGGGTAGCTAGAACTGATGGTGTTTTAGCTGGTCTAACATATCAACGAACTGAAAATGTAATTGCTTGGCATCGACATATTATTGGTGGATATTGTGATACTGGTAAAAGTACGGTCAGTAAAAGTTTATCGTTTACCGTGCCTGGTGATGCAACGGTAAATTTAACTAATGACACTATTACTATTAATAGCCATGGTTTATCTACTGGTGATGTAGTTAGTTATTTTGCAGCAGCTAATCCCATTGGTGGTTTAAGCCAAGGCATTTTTTATTTTATTATTAGAACTGATGCTAATATCGTAAAGTTAGCTTTAACATCAGCCGATGCTACAGCTGGTACTGCGGTAGATTTAGATTTTATACCGACAACTTCGTCAACACATCATTTATATCAAGGGGTTAATATTAGAACGAATACGTTTTATTCTACATCTCATGGTTTTGGTGACGATCAGCAAATTTATTATAGCCCTGGAGTAAGTGCTAATGCTTTTACTGGTATTGATACTAATCAAACTTATTTTATGAGTACGATTGATGCCAATCAGTTTCAATTAAATAATACTTTACGTTCACCTTACTCTACTAATACTAGAGTTAGCATCGGCACAGTTAGCACTACGGCTACTACTCACACTTGGCTCACACATGCTAAAGTTAAAAGTATTGCTACCATACCAACTGAAAATGCTGAAGATGAATTGTATATGGTAGTGCAACGCTATGTTAATAGAGCAACGGTAAATTATATTGAATACCTAACTCCATTTGATTATGGCAACAATCAAGAAGATGCTTTCTTTGTTGATAGTGGCTTAACTTATTCAGGTGGTAAAACTAAAACTATAACTGGAATACATCATTTAGAAGGTGAAACTGTTAATGTATTATCTAATGGTGCAGCTCATACTGATGAAATAGTAGCAGCTGGAAAAATAACTTTAGATGCTTTTGGAGAAACTGTACAAGTTGGGTACAATTATGAATCAATATTGCAAACTATGCGGATTGAATCAGGCTCACAAGATGGTACAGCTCAAGGTAAAATTAAACGTATTCATGGAGTCACAGTTAGACTAGATAATACTTTAGGTTGTGAAGTTGGTCCTGATTTAGAAAACATGGAAATAATACCTTTTAGAGATTCATCCATGGCTATATCAGCTGCCACTCCACTATTTACTGGAGATAAGGATGCTGAATTTAGAGATGATTATAATAAAGAAGGTTTTGTGTTTGTTAGACAAAAACAACCATTGCCATTAACGGTGACAGCCTTGTTTCCAAGACTCAATACATTTGATGGCTAGTTATATTATAAAACCATATCAAGCAGCTCATGCTGATGCAATTTTAAAATATGGTGAATACGAAGATTACGGTGGTAGCTACCCTACTCATGCATTGGAAACAGAAGATGCCTGGACTGGATTTTATAATAATGAGCCGATTGTTTGCGGTGGAATAACCCCTATATGGGAGCATGTAGCCGAAGTTTGGATCATTATGAAACAAGAAACTAACCAACATAAATTTTTTATGTTGAAGAATATTAAAGATAAATTTGAAACAACAATACAAAAACGTGAATACCA